CTTAGGTCTACAATTCAACAAACCGTTGAAGGCTTGGTGAATGTTGGGTTTAAACACCCTCGTTTCTAAGTTCCCAAAGGGGAAATTCTCACGTGACTAGGAAAAGTATATCCAGACGGCTGTGTCGAGTCGCATTGGCAACTCTGAACTCCAGGCTAGCACCCTGTTACTAAGGGGCAGGTACGCTGGTATACTTGAACTTTCACGAACAGTCTTAGCTGAGCCACCCATGGTAAGGATGACTAGCAATCGATGATTGTGAAATTCCTGAGTTCTAGTAACTTAGGAGGGGGTCATTCCTCCATGTGTGGTTACGGCTATGAAGCTGTGATTTAGTCCATCTCCCTTGAGAGGGTGGCTGCGGCCCCGAAAGGGAAACCGAAGTCTTACGACTATCTTATATATACAATAACAGCTACAAATAATTTATATAAACTATTTATAGATGCGACCGTAACTGTAGGATCTTTCGTAAGTGCCATGATCTCTGTAAAAAGAGGTCGCCCACTGATCAATCTGGTTACCAAACTAGATAGATCAGTGAGGGGACGGATCACAAATTCAACTGTTCGTGTTATTATCACTTTCTTAAGTCATTGCTCCCAACTGCGGAAGACTGGCGGTCTGCGCTTTCTTTGTATTTATTTGAAAGCTCAGTACGTTAATCTTCAACAGTCCGTTGCAGGAAACCCTCTCTACGATCTAACTCCGCTAGGAGTTAGATTTTCTCGAACAGGTTCTGGTTTACCTCGTATGATCCCTATCCTTCATCGGATGTGGATCAGAAAAGGTTCACCATATCATGTTCGGCTCTGGACATCTCTTTTCTCTTTATATAGAGTGATTGATTTTCCAGGTAGAGTTAAGTTGGCTACAATCACAGATCCCTTTTCAGGTGTTGACATTAGTCACACCTTACCAGGTTTCTCCTCCTTCGTGTGTGGCCCGTTCAGAGAGTCTTTAGAGAAACATTTCTCTACCGATTTTCTTTACGATGCCTATCACGATAGGAAGGAGGCTCTGAGATCGTTGCCAATTAGACCTTTCATGCTTGCGAAATCCACTCCTGTCGCGGCGGGTTCATACTCAACATCATTTTCGATGTTAATTATGACCTTCCACGCATGGAGTTTCAGTCCTCTTCTTCCTTATCTTAAAGATTGGATGAAGATGACTGGTAACACTAGGTTCCTCAATTGGTTTGAGGAAGGCCTAAAGTTTAGTAAGGGTAGATTAAAAGAAACCTATCCAAACTTACCTTTAGGTAAACTAGGGTTAAAAGATGAAGCAGCAGGAAAGGTGAGGGTCTTTGCGATGGTTGACTGTATCACGCAATGGATTTTTCGTCCATTGCATGACCGATTATTCGAGATCTTGAGGTTAATACCTCAGGATGGGACATTTAATCAGGAGCAGCCCCTGGCTCACCTTGGTGAGTTGGGAAAGACCGGTCGAAGACTTGATAGCTTCGATCTGTCTGCTGCTACTGATAGATTACCAGTTAAGCTCCAGGCTACGTTGCTGAGCTCCCTATTGGGAGCTCATGCAGCGAACATCTGGATGATACTCTTGACTTCTCGGGAGTACGCACTTCCAGAAAGAGCCCGACAGGACTCAGGATTGGACAGTGTGTATTATACAGTTGGGCAACCAATGGGGGCTTTGACTTCCTGGGCCATGTTGGCTATAACCCATCATACTATTGTACAATGGGCAGCCTACAGGGCAGGAGTGATTAAACACGGTGAATGGTTCTCTGACTATGCTGTCCTGGGGGATGACATAGTTTTGGCCAATCCTAGGGTATCAGAATCATATCTTGAAGTTCTTAGAGAATTAGGGGTCCAGGTAGGACTCGCTAAATCTCTTACTTCAAGTTCTGGTGCCTTAGAATTTGCTAAGCGTTTTATTGTAGGTGGCGTTAATCTGTCTCCAATTCCAATTGTGGAAGTGGTTGCAGCTCAACGAAACCTATCTGCTTCCATTGAATTTATGAGAAAATATCATTTATCTCTTCCTTCAATGGCAGGAATCCTAGGGTTCGGTTACCGAGTCCTAGGATCAATAAACGGACCTGTGCAATACTTAGGATCACGAGCGAAGAATTTTGTTCTTGCTGCTCATGCTCCTGTCCCGGGTCTATCGTCTCTATCAGAATTCCTTCAGTTTACTGGAGGAGCTCCGAGAGAGATTCCGGTCGAAAGGCTTCAGGGGTATTTTGACTCTTTTAGAGCAAAAGTACTCCGTAAGTTTGACGACCTGAAACCACGACTGGATGTTGTCAAACATCTAGTCACAGTTGATAGAACTCGGGCTCATTATGGTACCATTGACTTTCCCGAAGACTCAGTAGATCATTTCTTATCTCATTTCGTTTCGGTTTACCGAAGCGGGAGAGGTAAGAAGTCCAAGGTTAGTTACGTAAGTAATTATTACTTCCGTAACCAACTAGGACCTTCATGTTCTACTTTAGGCGACGCTGTTTCAGAAATGAGACAGCACGTCAGTCCTGAGGAAAGAAGGTTCATACATACATTATATGAATATGTATATAGAGAGCCTTATTTAGATACCTTAAGTGAGATTGCACGGATTAGAACCATTCTTGAGGAACCTCAGGAATTTACATTAGAGGAAATGGAAAATATTTTACTCAGATTAGATGATATAACATCTGACCTGGGTGCAATAGCCCTATTTCCTCGTTCCTCAGAACGGGTGCAACACAGTAGTAAGATACTGCGTGTCAACCGTTTTGTGGAGATGTGGAATTCCTTTCGTTCCTAGACAGTTGGAAACCTATTACAAGATTCAGGATCTGAATCTAAGTAAAACCATTGACCTTGTTCCTAGAATCTATAATGATTCGGTTACATACCCTAACACTGCTGCTTAGTAGACACATACTTTGTGTGGACGAACAGGTGTAAGATAGGTGAACCGATTGGATCATTATAGGTCTATGGGGGGAGGAAGCGCTGCGCATCGGGCTGAGTTGAATAGACTCTGTTAACTATTCCTTGTGCTAGGGATTAAGGCCCCTAGTTAGGGAATAGAGAAGAAAGTATTTCTTCTAGCTCATACCAGGTGATGGGCCGGCGGTTACTGTCGCAAGACAGGAGACTGATTAGGGCTCCCGGTTGGTACAGCAACGAACGCATCGTGAATCCTTCCAGCAGGAAGAATTCTATGGGAGGTGTGCATAGTGGACTTCATAAGGAGCCCGCCTCTGCAGGTCCTACCCATAATTTAACGATGGACCTTCCTTTAATGGAAATGTAGTGTGTTCGAGGGGATTAAAAGCCCTCTCGGATACAATGTGTACGCCTCACTTGGAATAAGATTCTGTTCAGGGCTAATGCCATTCTGGTGTTAACCCTGTGTGGAATTCTTGTAGTAATGATCTGTCTTGAGATAGGGGGACTTTTAAGTCTCCTCTACTCTTAACATTTTCAAAACGTTTCTAAGCGTGAC